AGCCGGTTGACCGACTGGCCGTTGGCTCCGAACAGCGAGGTCGGGATGACGATCTGCTGGTAGCTCGTGATGTTGGACTGATCGAGCCCGAAGTTGGACCCGCTCAAGTTGACCAACACGCCGCGCAGGGTGTTGGTCGAGAAGAACCCGAGCTGCAGGATGCGGGTTGCGGGGAACGCTGCCTTGAGCCGGATGTTCAGGACCAGCGAGTCAGCGGTCGCCAGGTCGATGTTCGAGCCCTTGGTGAACTGCACGTAGCCGGCGGTCGTGGCGGCGGTGGCCTCGACGCACTTGGTGCCCGCGAGCGGGTTGTTCGTCGAGGCGGCGACGAACGTCCCGCCGCTGACCGCAGAGGTCCACTCGGTGTTCTCGTGGTAGACGTCGTCTTGCACCGTCAGCGGCTCGGTGGCCGCGGCGGGGACGTAGATGAACGTCAGCTCGAGCTGCGTGTCCGGGTCGATGTCGGGTTTGGCTGGCGTGGCAGCGGGGGTGCCGGCGACGACAACCGGGACGCCCGACGTGTTCACCACGATCATGTCGATGCGTGGGTTGGTCGGGTCGGCAGCGCCGAGCGTGAGGTCGGTCTGCGCCGACGAGTAGGCCACGCCGCCGATGGCGTAGGTCGCCGCCGAGACGCGGAACGTGAGCCCGCTGGTCCACGACACGCCGCCGCCGCTTGTAAGGTTGGTGGCCGGCGCCGGGGTGCCGCCGCTGGGGTCCGGCAACGTGTAGTATTCCAGTCCGTCGCCGCCCGTGTTGACGCGCAGCACCTGCAAGGGGTCGCCGATGGGGAGCGCCTCGGACGCGTCGTCGCCCGTGCCGACCAGCAGGTCCCCCACCGCGTCGAATGCCGGGATGGCGTTAGCGATGCGGTCGACGATCTCCTGCGCGAAGCCGAGCGGGATGCCCGCGTTCGTGAACGAGTGCAGCAGGGAGACGTCGGTCATCGGCACGGCAGGCCCCTTAGTTGACGACCAGGAAGTCGGCTTTCGCCGCGGTGCCCGTGCTCACCGCGTTAGCGGTGATCGTGAACGCGCCCGCCGTCGGCAGGACGGTCAGGATGTGCGTCAGCGCGTCGTCGACCGAGCGCAGCGTCACCAGGATCGTGCTCGCCGCTGTGACCAGGCTGTTCGTGACCACGACCGTCGCGGCGCCAGCTGCGAACGCCACGCGCCCGCGGGGGCTGTTGTTGGTCGCGTTGCCCGGGGTTCCCGACGAGTCCGTGTAGCTTGCTTGCAGGTCGCTCGTCTTGACCGCCGCTGGCGTCGTCAGGCCGAGGGTCTGGTTGTTGAGGGCGCCGACGGCGACGGGGTTCTGGATCGCCGTCACGATGACGTCGGCGTCCGAAGCCGGGAGGCCCGACTGGACGAGGGCGCCTTTGAGGCTGAGGTCGGATGTGGCCATGTCAGGCTCCCGGTTGCGGTTGGAAGTTGTCGGTGGTCGGCGCGCCCGCGGCGCCGCCTGGCGCCATCAGCGCCTGGCCCGAGCCCGCGACTGCGGGGCCTTTGGGGTTAGGAGCCACGTTGGCCTCGGGGGCATCGCCGCCCGCCGCAGCCATAGCCTGCTGCATCTGCACCATGCGCTGGCGATCCTTGAGGACGGCCACCGGCGGCACGATCTTGCTCGGGTTGAGGTCGAGCGTGGAGGCGGCGGCGCGCAGCACCTCGGCGCGCCCCTCGAGCCCCATGATCTGCATGTCGGTCGGGTTGTTGGTGGCCATCAGGAACTCGCCGCGGCGGACCTGCGCGGCCTCCTTCGTAGCCAGCGACGCCGCGCCGCGCGCGATGATGCACAGGTCGCCCTTCAGGTCGGGGTCGGGGCTGTAGCGCATGTTGTAGTAGTACAGGCGCTCCAGCATCGGCGTGAAGATGCGGCTGTCGACGCCGGCCACGATCGACTTGATGATCTTGCTGGCGTTGCCGAGCATCATGCTCATGCCCGAGGCGGTGCGCCCTGCCCCGCCCGCGCTCTCGGCGCCGACGGTGTAGCGGGGGATGCCGGTGTACTCGTCGGCAAGCGAGCTGAACTTCTCGAACACGCCCATCAGCTCGGCGGCGTTGCTCGTCGGCTGGAAGAACTTGATCGCCGGCTGAGTCGAGTTCATCGGGTCGGATGTCGTGGACCAAATCTTCCACGGGTACATCGACGTGATGTCGGCGCCGGGCGGCAGGCGGTCGACGTTGATGTCGACCTGCGGCCCCGAGCTGATGCCGAGGTTAGCCGCCAGTGAACGCGCCGTCGCGTTGCACATGTCGGCGCAGTCCTTCATCAGGTCGTAGACGCTGTTGCCCCAAATCGAGCCCGGCACGCGCTCGTACGACGTGGCGTAGTAGGGCCGGCGCGCGAGCGGGTCGGAGTTGAGCACGGCCTTGATGACGTGCGGGCCGACGACCCACGCCTCGACCTCGTATTCCTTGGCCGCGTCGGGCACCTGCGCGGCGGTCATGCCCCAGTCGCGCAGAATCTGCCCGGACACCGAACCCCAATACTGCAGGGTGTCGATGAGGCCGGTGTTGATGGTGGCGTCGGTGGTGAGTTTGCCCTCGGCGGCGGCCTTCTGGCTCTCGATCGAAGCCCACGAGTCGTTGAACCCGCCGGTGCCGTACAACTCCAGCACCTTTCGGATCGCATTCTCGGAGTAGCCCTCGACGCCGATCATGGCCGACAGCCTGTCGCGCGACAGCCGGTGCTTGCGGATCATCGGCCCATCATTGACGCCGCGCGCCCACGGCGCCGGATACATATCGAACGGGTCGACGCGCTCCCACTCCAGCTTCAGGTCCTTGGTGACGACGGGCTGGCCCTGCGGCCCCCACGCCAGCTTGGGCTTGTTGCGGATGATCGGGCCGGCGATGTACGCCGTCTTAAACGTCGTCAGGTCGGTCAGGAACTCGTCGAACGCCTCGGGGAACCCGCCTTCGAGGAGCTGGTCCTCCATCTTGTCCTCGGCCACCTTGGCGTGGGCGACAGCGGCCTCGCGCAGGCGCTCGCTCAGCTCGACCTTGGCGGTCTGCAGGCGCTGGCGAACGTCTTCGAGCGTGGGCTCCAGGCCGGCGTTGATGGCCTGCTCGACTTCCGCCGTGACGGCCTGGAAAATCTTCTGCACCTCGGCCGGCGGCAGGTCGGGAACCGGGGTCGGCTCCAGCGTCCACGGCTTCTCGGTGCCGGCGCCGACGAGCCCGTCGCGCAGCAACGACTCGGCTTGGCGCATCTTGACGCTGGGCAGCATCATGTAGATGAGCGGCTGGCCGGCGGCCTCGATCTTGGCCTTCTTGTCGGCGGTGTACTCGCCGCGCCGCGCGTACAGGGCTTCGAGCATGTCCTGCTCGACCTGCAGCTTGGCAGTCTGCGCGCGCGTGAAGGCGGCCTTGACGTGGGCCGCCAGGCCGGTGATGACGGGCTGCGCCTGCTCGGCGCTGAATGCCTTGTCTAGCTGGGCCTGCATCGACGACACCGACTGCACCGCGACGGCTCCGCCGAGCGAGCCAACGCCCATCGGCTGCGCGGGGGCGCTGCCGGGGGTGGGTAGTCCGAAGCCGGCCATTCGCGGCGGCTCAGTACATCGCCACCATGAGGGTGGCCGTCGTGCTCGTGTCGTTCACACGGATGGCCTCGACGTCCAGGCGCTGGCCCGCCACGCAGGTCATGGCCGCCGTGCTGCCGTCCGAGAACACGACGATAACCACGCCAGCTCCACCAACATGAATCCACGAGCACTTGCCCTCGACGAAGTTGGTGCTGTCGTGTTTGGTGATCGCAACGCCCCGCTGGGCCGACGAAAGGTGCATTTGGTTCTCCGAGGGCTCAAAAGACGAGCTAACACGTTAGTGTAGCACGTCAAACGTACGGGAAGTTCACCTTCACAACCGCCGGAGCCGCGCGGCGGTACATCCCCGCTGCGGGGTTGACCTGCTGGTTGTAGTGCAGGCACAGGTACTGGAGCGCGTCGGCGATGTGCGAGTAGTGGTTCTTCTCCGGCACCGCGGTCACCACGCCGGCCTGCGACTTCTTGTTCCGGTAGCCGAAGTCCATCGCCTTCGTCAGCCACCCGCACGCCGAGGAGACGAGCAGCCCCGGGCCGCCGTCGATGGCCCGCGTCAGCAGCCCCTCCACCGCGGCGATCCGCCGCTCCGGGATGTTAGTGCTCGCTCTCAAAGTCTGGTAGCCGCGCGACTGCACGGCCTGGGCGATCGTCACCTCGTTGACCTGCGAGCGCTGCCAGCAAGCGGGGTCGAGCACGAACACGATGTTGCGCGGCGCCGCCGGGAAGTGGGATTGCAGGTAAGGGACAAGGTGGCGGTCAAGAAAAGTCTCGACGCCCATCGTCTGACCTTCAGGCACATAGCTCTCTCCGAGGATGTTGAGGCGCCCGCGGGCATCCATCTGGCCGATCACGGCCGCCGCCGTGAGGCCGTTGTCCATGCCGACGACCAGCGGGTAGTTAGTGACTGCTACCGCTGCTAGCGGCGTCTTGCTGACGTGGAAGTCCCGCCGGAACGTGTTCTTGAATACCGGCATGCCGAACCCGCCGGCGCCGAACTTGTTCCTCATAAAAACGTCGAGCCAGTCCTCGGTCTTGCCGGCCATCAGGTTGGCGTAGTAGTCCGGGTCCAGGTTGTCGAGGTTCTCGGCGTCGGGGTTGATGGCGCCCTCGGCGGTGAGCGCCGGAGGCTGCATGAACACCTCCATGTTGTGCGGAGGGTCGGCCATCAGCGTCTGCAGCCACGACCCCATCGGGGGTGGGTTGGTGGAGATGATGACCCCGGGGTAGGTCACCCCGCCCGAGGAGCGGTTGGGGTAGCGCGCGACGCGCCCCTGCAGGCCCTCGAACACCGCCTGGTCGATCTCGCGCCCCTCCTCGATCCACGCCGCCGAGCACTCCAGCGACAGCAGCCGGCGCACGTCGTCCGGGGTGTCGGCCGGCATGAGCATGAACTCGGTGTGCACGATGGTGCGGTCGGGTATCATGAACCGGCACTCGAACACGCCGTCGGTCAGGCGCCAGGTGCCGAGCACGTTGCCGGCGTCGGAGTTGTTGAGCCAGTGGTCGATGAGCGGCTTGACCGTGCTCTTGAGCTGCTGCCCGGTGTTGCGCATTACGACGAACTTGGTGCGGCGCACGTTGTTGTGTGGTTTCTGCGTCACAGCCCTCGACCACAGCTCCATGAGGGCGTCGGTCGACTTGCCCCCGCCAACCGGCCCGCAGATGACCTTCAGGAAGGCGCCGGAGTCGAGGAACTCCTGTCCAACCGGCCCGGGTTTGAACGCGAAACTCACGGCGTTATGTCCAGCAGGTACTGGAAACTCACGGCAGCATGTCCAGCAGGTCGTCGAGCGTCGTCTCGGTGGGTTCCGGCTCGGCCAGGTCGGCGTTGATGCTGATCGCCGCCTGCATGGCCGCCGTGGGCTCCAGGCGGGGCTCAGGCGCGTTTTCCAGCAGCTCGGGCTCGGGTAGGACCTCCTCGACGCTCTCGAGCGCCTGGGGGGCCTGCGCTGAGACCTGGATGCCCCCGTTGACGAAGGTGATGTTGACCATCGGTAGCCCAGCTAGCGGGTCGGCCTTCTTCACCGCCTCGGCCCCGGTGACGCGGGCGATCAGGTCGATGGCCTTGCGCTGCACCTCGGGGTCGTCGCTGGCCAGCACCTTGTCGACGTAGGACTCGACGATAGCCAGGCTGTTCGCGGCGAGACCTTGGTGCAGGGCCTCCTTGTGCGCGTTGGGGTCGAAGGCGGGGGAGGTCACGATGTCTGGTCGGCGTAGGACTGCATGAGGCGCCAACTGAGGAACTGGATCGCGTACGCCTCGAACTCGTCGCTGGGATTCAGCTCGCCGATGTAGCGTTTGGTCTCCTGCCAGATGTGGACGGCCTCGTGGACCAGGCTGGACGCGAGGCAGGGGCCAGTTTTGTACTTGGAGGGGTCGAGACACACGATGGCGACCCGCTCGCCGTCGCTGTCTTCGAGGTGGTGCACCGTCGCGCCGGCACCGCTACTCACCCACGGGGGTAGCGGGCGGACGGGCGCCCGCAGGCGCTCCATCTCGGCCGTGTACTGCTCCTCGGTGATGCACAGCGAGTATCGGATCGGACCCTCGAACAGCATTCGGTCGAGGTACGGCACCGGGGGTGGCTTCTTGGGCTTGGCCATGTCAGAACCCCGGTCCGCCGAAGGACTCCCCTGGCGGGCTCATCGAGTCCGAGGAGACGTAGCCGGTGAAGGGGTACACGCGGAACGCGCCCGGGTCGCCGGGGGTGAACCGGCCCGAAGACGGGGTCTGCTCGCGGCGGGCCTCGAGCAGCATGCCGGTGAGGGCCTCGGGCGAGACTGGCTCGAACTGCGCGTCGGGGTGGCTGCGGGTGTGCAGCACGTTGTCGATGATCGCTTCTTCGTAGAACATCGGGGCTCCGAGGTATGGGTTAGTGCGTTAGTGTAGCGCGCTTGCGGAGGCTTGTGGGTGTAAAGTGACATTACACTAACTTTGGAACTGAAATTCCATCCTGAGCGAGTGATAAGGGGGGGTGTCGGTCGGCCAGGTCGAGGTCCCACCCCCGGGGGGTGGCCGGACGTTTTCCCTATGGTGTAGGCGGTACGCGGAGAAGCGCGGCGCCTACACCCCTAGCCGGAGTCGTGCCCTCAAGGTGCGCCAGCTAACGCAAGGAACGTGCGGGGGTGCCTGCAAAGCATGCGCGAAGCCCGCGCCCCTGCTGCGCGCGTGGCGCCTGCCCTTCACTGTGGCAGGGTGGGTGGGCATGGATTCGGGCTAGCGAAGCGAGCCGGGTTCTACGTCGTCCCCCGGGAAAAGCGCCGCACGGGCTGTAGTGGCAGCGCGCGTGAATTACCGGGTCGCAGCGTAGGCAGACGGGGCTTAGGGGTGCTCGGGGTCGAAAGCGCGGATGTCGCGCGAACGTGCACACCACGGCAAACACAGTACCGCATAGGCGCCTAGCTAGCGAAGCGCCCGCCGCGACATCCAGCGCCCGAACTTCCGAGGCGCGAAATATCGGAGTGAACAACATGGCCCAGCTAGCAAAGCTGCCCCCTCACACGGGGCCGCCCATAGCTAGCTGGGCCAGCAATACCCCACGGATCAACCCGTGGGCTTTGTGTTGCGCGCCAGTAAGCTTCATTGAACGCGCGCAGCAGTCAAGCCCATCAACCTCTATTCCTGGAAGGAATATCATGTCAATCGAAGTCGTCATCTCCCCTGTCAAGTTCACCGACGCCGAGATCGCCGAAGCCGTCGCCACGCTGCGCAAGACCGGCCAGCAGTTCGCGCGGGGCGTCGAGTCGCTCCTCGTCATGAGCGTCTACGACTCGCTCGTCAACGAATCCGCCATCGTCGCCAATGCGTTGCTCGGCGCGCTGCGCAAGTCCACGAAACGTCAAGGGATAACAGCGTTCTTGGAGACGTACGGCAAGCTGTACGACAAGGGCGGTAAAACCGGGTTCGTCCCCTTCAACCTCGGAGCACAGGCCAACTTGGCATGGACTCCTGACTACGTGGCCGCGGTCAAAGACGCTGCAATGGATTGGGAGTCGTTCAAGCCAGCCCCGGCAGCGCCGGAGTTGGATGTCGTCAAGGCGCTGGAGTCCATCGTCACCAAGTCGGGCAAGGAAGGCTGCACCGTGACGCACGCCGATCTGGTCCCGTACATCAGCGCCCTTATCGCGCAGTACACATCGAAGGTAGCGCTGGAAAAGGCGCAGGCGTCAGCGGCGGTCGCCGCTGCGCCGATGGGTCAGGTTGCTGTGACCGCGTGAATACCGCGGCATTCATCCTCGCGGTTTGGGTGATGGCCGCGCTCGCGGCCTTTGCCCAAGTGTGAAGCAGTCCCCGCGCTGACCCCGCACAGGGGCTTCGCCCGGCTAGTTGCCCCCGTTTCGGGGCCGGTCACCAACAATGGAAATGGGGTTTAGCCCCGCTAGCGCAGCTAGCGGGGCTAATTTCTTCGGCAGCGCACAACGCTAAGTGCTTGTCAGCGCTAGTGTTTTTGCCTCAACTTTCTAAGTCCGTGCACACTAACGTGAGTGGTCGCTCACGTAATGGGCGGGCCGCGGAGCGGCACGGGCCGCAGAGGGTTGAGGCGAGAATTCTTCAACGAAATCAACGGGTTAGCTCGGGTAGGCGGCACTCGACCGTCGGGGGTAGCTAAGTTAGTGCTCACGGACTTAGAAAGTTGACCCTAGTAGGATTACCCTCATCCTCTTTTCTTATTCTTATAAGGTTCAAAAAAACATATACCCCTCGTGCGAATCCTCGCCCGAGTGAGCGCCAACTAACTTACGCCACTCCCGTGGCTTGTGTAGGTTTTGTGTAGGTAAGCTTTGTCCTCCGGCGCGTGCCCCTGAGAATTTGAAGCCTCATAAGGTCTAATTAGCTCCGACCTAGTGTCAAGCTAAATTCTCCTTGCGCGACAGTCACTTACGCGCAGCTAGCCCCGCTCAACTTTTTAAGTCCGTGGGCGCTAACTTCCGAGCGCGTTAGGCCGTGGCTTGTACACAACTAACAACTATCATGCCCCGCAGGTATTTAAGTTAGTCTGTGTTATCCTGCGCTCCTTCACTAACAAAGGCCCCAACCATGCTCAAGTTCCCCGACCTCGTTTCGACCAGTACGCCCGGTGCCCTGCCCCTGCTGGACAGCATGTCCTACGCCGAAGCGGGTAAAGTAGTCTTCCGCACCGGGCCATCCATCATGGCGTGGCGCCGCGGGTCCGACTCCGCCCGCAACGTGCCGCAGTACATCAGCGCGTACATGCAGCTCATCACAGGCACGCACCCGCAGTACGCCATGCATTGGGTTTGCGCGAAGATCAACGCTTACCCGGCCACCGACCCCCGACCCAACGCGGGAGTAGCGCGAGCGCGCCCTCCAGCCGAGGTTCGGGAGTGGGAGCAAGCCGTAGCCGACTGGCGCGTGGAGTTCGGCGTCACCGACGACGACGTGCGGGGGGCGTTCGGCTACCCCGAGGTGAGCAGCGCGGGCAAGCGCGAGTCGGTCAAGGCCATCGGCAACGACCCGGTGCGGTGGTTCATGCTGCGCCTGATGGCGGGCGACCGTCGCATCCGCGCCACAGTGGGGCGGCATGCCCCCGAGCGCAGCGGGGACAACACGGTGCCCATCCGCGACAACCCGGAGCTCGGCGTGGACCGAGCGCAGCGCGCGGCGCTCAACATGGCAGACCCAGCTAGCCGGGATGCCGTGGTTACCTACGCCATCAAGGCCGCGCCCGCCGTCGCGGTTAGCCCCGCACAGCCCGACTAACACTCAAGACCCAACACCTAAGCCTTCCTCGGGAGTTCACATGGCAATGACCAACCTGTTACGCCCCTGGCCCAGCCGCGCCCCCGTGGTGCGCCCTGGCGCCTACGTGGTGACTGTGTATCACCAAGCGTTCTACGAACACGCCGTGCAGCGTGGGCGGGGGTTCGCATTCACCTGCGACGCTACGGGTGCGGTCGACATGAGCGCACTGTCACCTGCTGGGAAGCACAACTATCACAGGTGCACCATCGTCGACGCCCGCGACTACCTGCTCCCGGTCGTGGAGACCACCACCGGCAAGGTGTGGGATGCGGGCTCGGTGGAGTGCCCGTGCGGCGCGGAGCACAACCTGCGCGGGCACACCACTGCCTGTGCTTGCGGGCAGCACTTCAACGCCTCGGGTCAGATGCTGCGCGGCCCCGAGGCCGACCCTACCAACTCAACCTTCAACCCGGAGTTCGCATGAAACGAGACCACTTCGCCATGACCGAGCCGATGTACTGGCTCGGCTCGCCCAAGATCAGCCCCTTGACCCAGCTAGCCCAGCAGGTGGAGGACGCCGCCGCCATGCGGGAGGGGCTCACCAAGTTCACCGGGCACGCGCCGCCGCTCGAGCTGATGCCGCTGTCGCCCGAGCCGGGGGACTTCCTGCCGCCCAAGGTCAAGGACTGGTGCGAGAACGACTGGGAGGCGTGGTTCGAGATGGGGCGCATGAGTGAGCAGATGCGTGCCAACTTGAAGGACGACTTGAGGGACGATGAGATCGACGCCCCCCGCGGCCTGTTCGGGCTCAGCGAGCGCGCCACCGTGTGGTGGAGCTACCTCCTGTTCCTGGCGACGATCGCCCTCGGCATCGGCTCGCTGGCTTACTCGCACTACATCACTGCGGGGATGCCATGAGCGCCGCCAAGCGGCGCCAAGCCGCCGAGCTGATACGGGTCGCGGCGGACAACCACCTGTGGGACGGCAAGAACCAGCTGTGGGACAGCAAGCGCGCCTGGCCCAAGCTGCGGGCGGCGTTCACCTGCAACGCAATCTACGCCGCGGACACGCACTGGAACCCGCCCGCCCAGGGCGGGCGGGCCTCGGAGGCGCGACGCACGGCCGAGGCCGCCATGTGGGCCGCGGGTCTGACCCCGGGCCTCTCGGCGGAGTTCCGCGAGTTCAAGCAGGGCAAGCAGCGCCAAGCGGTGCGCTACTGCTGGCTTCACTTCCTGGCGGATCGC